CGTAATCTACTGATTTAGCTAGATTAGACGACGCATCTGCAACTTGCGTTTTTAGAGTGGCGTAATCTTTTGTTTTTGTTTCCAAGGCTGTAACTTTTGATTTTAAACTTTTGAGTTCACTTGTACTTGCACTATTCCCCATTATATATATATATATATAAAATTATTATTAAAAACATTATTAAAAATTTAAATAATTTACAGGTAAACGTTTAGAATTATCTATTTGAAATAATATTGTTTTAACTAAACAATCTAAATCATTATTCCCTTTCCCATACCCAATATCCTGATAAAAATCTAATTTGAAATCGGATTTGTCATCAAACCAAGTACATATATTTTTATTAAGTATTACGAATCCAACACAAGGTGGTATAGATTTTAGTTCATATTGTTTGTATTTGGTTTCAGATAGATTATCAGGAGGTTCATTATCAGATTCACTTTTAGTTGGTAAAAAATGGGATAAAACAAAGTATTTTGGATAATAATTATTTCCTGTAAAAAACTCCAATGGTGTATCAATTATTTCATTACTAGTATGAGATACGCAAAATGCAATATAGCATTTTTGATTATTATCATAATATATAACAAATTTATACAATTCATTAAATAAAAATGACAAGTAAAATTCTTCTATATCATTTTCATTAATATAAAACATTACCAATTGTTCGCAAACTAAAAACCAAGTTTCTGTACAAGATTCTTTTATTATAGTATAAGGTATAACATTTTTGTTGTATTCCTTTATAATTTCAAATTGTAAAGACTCTTTAAAATAAATATAAAAATAATGTATATAAAATCGAATACTGTCAATTTTTTCAGATACTGAATAACAATTGTCTGTATTAATATCTTTTAGAAATTTATTTATTGGCGTTTTTTTTTTGACTGCAAATTTTTTGGCTCTTAACATATTATAATAATAATAATTAAATAAATCAAGAATAACGTTAATAAATTAAATCACTAATTTTAATTATTTTACTGTATTTATCAATTTTGTGATTTACATACATTATTATACAAATATAAAAATTTGAATTATAATTATTTTTATATAAAAAATTCAGGGTGTAATATGAATTTAGAAGAATTATCATATGTTTTAAGTACTATTTCTTTAATATTTTATAGTATAGTTTACGTTCCGCAATTTTACGTAATCTATAAATCAAAGTCTTCAGATGGCATTTCATTTTGGATGCTATTATTGTGGACGCAAGCAGATATCCTAAGTTTAATAGGAACAATTGTGTTATATATGCCATCAAGTATTATTATTATAGGATGGTATCATTATCTTGTTGGTGCTATTATGATAATATTTGTATTATATTACACTGACAAATACTACACAAATGAAAATAGAGACACAAATTTAAATGAAAATACAAATGAAAATAGAGACACAAATTTAAATCGAGACACAAATGAAAATAGAGACACAAATTTAAATCGAGACACAAATGAAAATGAAAATACAATTGGATATGAAAATACAATTGGGTATACAAATTTAAATAGATATTATATTATAAAATGTTTTGCTACTACTTTATTTTTATCTATAAATACGTGTACATGTGTTGTATTGAATATATTTATCAATAAATCACATGATGAAAGTGGTGCTATATTAGGGTGGATTACAATGTCATTTTATTTAATTGGAAGAATACCTCAAATGTGGATGAATTATAAAAGGAAATCAACAGAGGGTTTATCATTATTAATGTATATATTTACAATGTGTGGAAATGGAGTATATTTGGCAGTTATAACGATAGATCCAGTTTATATAGAATCTAATATGCCATGGATCGTCAATTGTATTGTTACGATTTTAATGGATATTTTTGTAATTTGTCAATATTATATGTATAAATAATTAATTAAGATACGGTAATAAGAATTATTTAAAAAGATAATATATTTTACAGTATCAAGTAAGTAATAATGATAAAGTATTATTCTAATAAAAATGATGCATTGAAATGTTTAGATACATTAGAAACGGGTATAGTTTGTAATAGAAATATAACTAAATATTTTTTACTAGATGATTATCAAAAATTTATAGATTTAATTAAACGTAGTCATAAACGAGATTTTTATGAATTTATACCAGCAGATAAACCAGTTTGTTTTTATTACGATATTGAAATATACAAAAAAACCAATGAAAACAATACATTAGATAATTTTTCAGATAACAAAGAAAATAATAATAATACTGAAAATGCTACAATTGAAGATAATTCAGGTAATTCAGATAATTCAGATTATTATCAAGATTACAATCGAATAATAGAAACGTGTATAACAAAGACATTTGATATAGTTAAAACGCGATTTCCAGAAGCAAAAATGAAACGTATAATATTAGAATCGCATTCTACAATAAAAAAATCATTTCATATAATTTTAAAATTCTTTAATGATGAAAAGGAAATTGTATTTAAGGATGTTGGTTATTTAAAAAATTTGTACAAGAATTTTGGGTTGGATAAATTTCGTGGTGATAAAAATAAATATTTAGTAGATCCAAGTGTATATAGGGCAGGTTTGTTTAGAACAATATACAGTTCAAAAAGAGGTGAAGATAGACCGATGAAAAGGAGTAATTTAAGTGATCCGTTTATGGATATAGAATCATTTGTGTGTGCAATTTCAGAAGATCATATTTTATTTAATGAAATTGATAATAGAAGGGATAATGGAACAGATAATGGAAGGGATAATGGAACAGATAATGGAAGGGATAATGGAAGGGATAATGGAAGGGATAATGGAAGGGATAATGGAACAGATAATGGAAGGGATAATGGAAGGGATAATGGAAGGGATAATGGAACGGATAATGGAACGGATATAATAGAAGTAACAGATCATATAGTTGTAGACAAAAATGTAGTAAATGTCCCTGAAGAATTAGATAAAAACGATAAAATAATAATAAGAAGGTTTATTCAAAAAGAATTTCATCATTTTCCAAATAAAATACGAGATGTTTTCATAGACAAAGAGCATAATTGTATTATTATTTCATTAATGGAGCGTTATTGTCCTTTTTTAGATAAAGAACACAGAGGTAATAATCAGTATATAGTAATAGATACGAGTAGTGCGAAACAGAAATGTCATAATACAGAGTGTAATGAGGACAAATATAATGAAATACGTTTATGTCATTATCCAAAAGAGGTTAATGAAATTATAAAAAAATGTTTAAAAGTGAATCAGCAAGAAATGGATTTGATTGATCATGCTATTGTGGAATGTAAAAATTACATTAATGAAAATTTTGACAAAGATGTAAAAGAAGTACAATTTGATAGAAAAGAGATGATTTTTAGAGGTAGTGTTGGAGATAAAAGTTTAGTTGGTATATTAAAGGGAAAATGTCCGGAATGTAATGTAGAACATCATATTAGCGATAATGGTTATTGTTTAAAATGCAAGGTATGTCAGGCAGTGTTTCCTAAAAATCAAATTATTCCATTAGATGATCGTTATAAACATTTGAATAGTTTTTGGTTGAATTATAATCAACTTGTTAATCATGGGACTATAAATAATATTATAAATATTTACAACAATGCTGGTTCAGAAATAGATTTTAGTTGTGATATAAAACTTGACAATGCTATTTTCAAGAATAAAGAAGTTACAACTATTATAAATCAAGTTTTAGATGGTCATAAAATTACTATGATTTCAAAATTATTGTTTACAATTAATAAAGATTTTGTATATTCTCGTAACAATTGGTATTATTTCACAGGTTCTGTGTGGAGATGTGATAATGATAATATTGAAATGAAAAAGTGTATTATAGATTTATCAAATATGTTTGACAAAATCAAGACGTATTATGATAATAAAAATACTGATGCGACAACAATGACATTAAATAAGAATATAAAAAGTTTAATAAACAAGTTTCACAAACCTGGTTATCAAGACGATATTATAAAGGGTGCAAAGATTTATAATAATGACGAATCATTCGTTTATAATTTAAATAGTAAAAAACATTTAGTTCCATTTTCGAATGGTGTTTTTGATTTGTTAGAAAATAAATTTCGTAAAACAAAAAAAGATGATTATGTTAATTTAACAGTTAATTTTGACCATTCTACGACAGAAAATCCAGAAGTCATTACGTTTTTAGAACAAGTTATACCAAATCGTGGTGTTAGGGACTATGTTTTAAAAAAGATGAGTGAATGTTTAAATGGTGATATACCGAATACATATTTTTTAATGTTTATAGGTGATACTGGTGCAAATGGTAAAAGTCAGTTGTTGAATTTAATGAAATTAGCGATGGGAGATTTTGGTGAAAAGGTAGAGGTTACACTTTTGACACGTAAACGTAACAATGCAAATGAGGCAAATACAGAAAAGATAAAATTGATGCATAAACGTTTTGCGTTTTTAAGTGAACCAGAAGATGGAGAAAAGATAAATATTGGTTTACTCAAGGAACTTACTGGTAGTGAAGAAATTGTTGCACGTGGGTTGTATCAAGAAGCTATGAGTTTTGTGATGGAAGCAAAATTATTTTTAGCTTGTAATGAATTACCAGAAATTAAGGGTGAAGATACTGCATTATGGCGTCGTATTCGTGTTATAGATTTTCCTTCACGTTTTGTGGATGATCCTAAAGAAAACGGCGAATACAAAATAGATCGTACACTTCCTTCAAGAATGCGTGAAGATGTTACTTGGCGTCAAACGTTTATGAAAATATTGTTAGATTATTATTACAAAGATGTCAAAGAACCTGTAGAAGTACAACTCAAGACCAATGAATATCGTAAAGAAAATAATGAATTTTACAATTGGGCTGATGAAAATATAGAAGAAAAAAAGGATGGTATTTTAAAATTAAAGGACGTGTGCGAATTGTATACTGGAAAAACAAAACTTCCATCCAGAATGTCAAGTAAATTAAAATCAGAAATGGAAAAATATATAAAGGCTAAATTCAAAGGGATTGATGATAAATATAAAGATTCAACATTAAATGGAGAAAGATACAAGGGATGGGTTGGTTTAGAAATACGTGAGTTATAATTATGGTTTGAAATACAACAATACAACCAATGTAAATATAGTAAAAAACGTCATTTTTGGTATTTTCAAAACAATCACGTTTATGGTTTGAAAGTTTTTACAAATTCCTTAATTATTCTTAAGAAAAATAAGGAATTTCTTTTACTTTTTTAATATTTTTTTTAAAAAACGTCATTTTTAGTATTTTCAAAACAACCACGTTTATGGTTTAAAAGTTTTTACAAATTCCTTAATTTATTAATAATAATTAAGGAATTTTTTCTATGTTTTTTAAATATTTTTTAAAAAAAATATAAAAATTGACGAGACGACAAATTTTAAAAAATTCAAAACGACACTTGTTTTAAAGGACAAATAAGGAATTTTTTACGATTGTAAAATGTAGAAAGTGACTTTTTTCTGTTTTTTTAATCAAGCACGTTTATGGTTTGAATATTTTTACAAATTCCTTATTTTTTCTTAAAAATATTAAGGAATTTTTTTATGTGTTTTTATAAAAAGTCCAAGACGATGAATTTTTACACTCTTCATAAAGTACTTATTTTAAAGGATAAATAAGGAATTTACAGATATTGTTTGTGATTTTAAACATTTTGAAAATACTAGTGTTTATGGTTTGAAATTAGTCACTGATTCCTTAATTATTACTAAGAAAATTAAGGAATTTTGTTTGTTTTTTTTACAGGATTTTTTTACACACCATAAAAATTTTTTTTGGTCAAATGTGTGTTTTTCGAAACCAGTTTTTAGATATTTTGAAAATATACTTTTGACTTTTTGGTGCTTTTTTGAAAAGGCTTAATTATGGTCTCATTTCATTGTTCTTTTTCTTATTTTTTTCTAAGGAAATTAAGGAAATATGTAATGAAATATCATTATGTGTTTTATGTGTTTTATATATATTTTTTTTGTTGAATTTCTTAAAAAAAAAATTAAAAAGTAAAGAAAAACAAGTCCAAACCATAAAACGTGGTCAACCCGCCAAACCCGCCAAACCCCGCCAAAAACCCGCCATTAATGGAGGTAACCCGCCAAACCCGCCATTAATGGCAAAGTCCCAGGGAAAAAAAAATTAGAGAAAAAGGAAAAAACAACAAAATTTCAAAAAAAGAAAAATATACAAAAAGTTTTGATATAATGGCGGGTTGGCGGGTTGCCTCCATAAATGGCGGGTTTAGGTGGGTTATGGCGGGTTTAGCGGGTTGACCACGTTTTATGGTCTGGATGTAAAATAGTTGAGAATAAGCATTTATTACTGAAAAATATAACTACAACTGGAAAATACAACTACATCTGGAAAATACAACTACATCTGGAAAATACAACTACATCTGGAAAATACAACTACATCTGGAAAATACAATTACATCTGGAAAATACAACTACATCTGGACCTATAACTATAATTTTACCAACAACTATTATAAGTAAAAGAATTAGAACATTAACAAGAACTTCTTCATTGTAATTCAAACCGTGAATTCTCTGATTATGACTTAATTATATAAAAACAGAAAACAATTTCAAAAATGGGTATTTAAAGATAATAATATATTTTATATGAACAGCGGAAATACGCAAATTCAATTAGATAATAAAAGTAGCGATAACTTGATGATAAAACAATTTAATGGTTTGAATATTCAAGTATATGGTACATGTGACGATCCACTTTTCAAAGCAAAAGATATAGGTGATTTGTTAGAAATGAGGAGAAGTTATAAAAAATTTTAATAGCAAACAAAAGGGTGTCAGTTTAACTGACACCCCTGGAGGTAAGCAAGAAGTTGGTTGGATAAAAACATAGTAAAACGTCATAATAGCTTGTTACATTATGTGAATCTTATCTTGATACAAAAAAAATACATTCAAGATTATCTCACCGTATTAGAATAGATTTGGAATCCTGGATAAGACATAGGTTTGATAATATAAAATGTATATACGCAGATTCTTCTTTGAATGGTATTCGATACAATGGATGGGTTGGCTTAGATTTAGCAGTTTACACTTCATTACCGTCTAATAATTGTCTTGGGCTTTAAAGCCAAAAATTTATGAATTTTTACATTTATTCATATGTAGTAGTATGTGATTTTACACAAGTTTTTAACGAGACCATAATTGATGGTAAGAAGGTGATTATAATAAACAAGTAAGACGAACAATTATGGTGTGGTTAAAAAGAGACTTGTAAATGTTATAAAACCAGTAATTTAAATTACGATTATTATGTACATTCTGTGTATTTATTTTATTTTGTATATTTTATAAACAATGAACAAGACAAATTGTACAACGGGTACAGCTATAAAGAGTGAAAATAATCTATCGCTAAAAACATTAAAAAAGCGTCAACAGCATATATCTACTACTGGTGGGTGCGTGTACGTTACACATGTGAATTTATATTTGCATCCAAATAATTCGAATGTGGACCAAGCGAGTTCTGTATCAAATGTTGAAATGCAAGGTGAGATGCCTAAAGTAAAATCACAATGTGGTAATCCCGATTGTTTTTATTATGATAGTGATATACTAAGTGATTATTATTATTGTTGCAATCCAGGATGTTATTGTTTTAAACCCGATTGGTATTATTATTTGTAACGACTAAAATGAATACAACTAAAATTAAATTCTGTACAATATAACTAAAATTAAATTCTGTACAATATAACTAAAATTAAATTCTATACAAAATACAAATGTTGTTTTTATCAACATTTGTAGTTTTAATGTATTTAGTATTTTGTTTGACAAATACGTGTAAACCTAAAGGCACTTTAAAGATAGATCAAGTTATTGAGGTAATGGTTAGGAGTTGTTCTAGGTGGGCAGTTGCAAGTTTACAGGATCGTAGTCCTTTGATAGCAGTATTGCACGCAAATTATGCGGCTGGGTATTTATGGGCTTTACAGGATTGTTTTACGGATGATCAAATACACAATGCGACAGGTATAGATATAATAAAATTTCAGAAAAGTATAACTCGAGTACAAGATATATCTACACGTAGACTTGTTTCAGTATGTCCTGGTTATGCAAGTGACTTGGATAGTTATTTATCAAAAATATCTGGTGAATCTTGATAATTATTTTATATATATATTGTATAGTTATATTGTATATGAATTCCTTATTTGATTATTTATCCCAATTTTTTATAATGGGTCGTCATACATCAGATATAACAAATACTTTACAGAATATTAGTAATATAGAATCAAAAATACAAAGAGATGATAGTTTATATTTATCAAGGACATCTGATACAGTAAAGTATTTAGAAATGTTTAAAATTTTTGAAAAAAATCCAGAATTATACGATCGTTTTTTTAAAATAACAAAAGTTTTACCTATAGATTCTGCTAATGGTCGTATTTTTCTGATATCTTTAAAAAAAGATCCATTAAAAGATAATATAATGGACAATGAATTATTGATGAAAATACCATTAGGAGATAGTTTAGTGGATAGTTCTGTGGATTCCGTGTGTTATGAATATTATGTAGGATTAACATTAAATAATTTGCGAATAAATCATCGTACCAATCATTTTGCATTGGTTTATGGTAAAGTATTTTGTGGTTTTGATGATAGAATAGATCCAGATTTAAATGTAGATTTATCAATTATAAAATTATGCGATAGTGCATCAGAGAAGAAAATTCATTTAGTGTACGAGTATATAAGAAATACTAGTACTAAAAGTGTACATACATTTCGTCAATATATACAATTATTAGGCTCTGATAAATATTCAAAAGCTCAAAAGCGTAAAATAGAGGAGGATTTAATAAGATTGCTTATAATATTAATGTATACATTACAAGTAGCACAGGATAATTTAGAATTTACACATTATGATTTGCATATGAGTAATGTTTTGATTGTACAATTAAATAGTCCAGAAAAAGTTCGTATAAAATATAATAACAAGGAAATTTTTATAGTAACAGATGTGATACCTCATATAATAGATTATGGTAGGAGTTATGTAAATCCGGAATATGTAAAGGGTGATGATAATGGTACCCTTAACTTTGGCGGGCAAGGTACATTTACGGATATTCAATTAAACAAAACGTTTTCAACATTTACGGAATATCAGGAAACTTTATTTAAAAAAACAGATTGGGTTTTAACAAATAAAGATGAAGATTTATCTTTTATAGATGAACAATTGACCCAGGTAGTTTTTAAACACGTATATAAAAAAATTTTGCATTATGATAATGATACTAAGAGTAATTATTATATTGTGAATGGGAATCGTAATTATGATTTATCAGATGATATTGTATCTGTAAACTTTAAAAAGATGATTGTAGACAAGGTATATAATAAAGAAAGTCCAAAAAATTATACAGGTAATTATAGAGAGACTCGTTCTGGTATAAATATTACTAGATATAATCTTGGTATTACATCATACAAGTTTAACCCCAAATATGATTTTTATAGATTTACAAGATCAGTTTTGGATTTTTTATTAGAACGAGTAAATAATTTACATTATACAGATATGTGGTGGGATTTAGATGTCCAAATGCAAACAGAATATCCATTTTATGATCCTAATTATTTTTCATTGCCTTGTGATTATCACATATCTGAAATAATTTCTGATGTAACTCCATCTGAAATACTAAACAGGTGGTTAAAAATCCCAGCAGATATTGGTGAATATTTATATACACATATCGAAGATCAAGATGATATTAGAGGTGCACGTGTACATCATATAGGAGGTGCACGTGTACATCATATAGGAGGTAATATTAAAAGTAAACGTAGAAAAACTGAAAAAACAATGAAAAATGATACAAAGGATATGTCAGATAAAAATGTTACAGGAGATATAAAGGATATGTCAGATAAAAATGTTACAGGAGATATAAAGGATATGTCAGATAAAGATTTTACAGGAGATATTGAAATAAACCTAGATAACAATTTAGGATTTGTATACAATAAAAGTTTAGATAAACTTCATAAGAAACGAGAAGAATATATATTTCCTAAACAAGATGTAAAATATGGGTCTATACCAAAACCAAAACAAAGTAAAATTTAATTATATTTAGTAAAATTTTTAATAAAATTATAGTAAAAATTTTATATAAGTATATATTAAGTAAGTATGTCTGATCAAGCGACCGATCAAAAAGTAGAAACTAATCAAGCGACCGATCAAAAAGTAGAAACCGATCGAGGGACAGATCGAGGGACAGATCGAGCGACTAAATTTGATATAAAACATTGGGTAGTAATTTATATACACGAGTTTTTAGAAGTTTTTATATCTATTTTGATTATTCGTATTGCTATGGATAAACAAATAGACATGTATAAAATTATTCAGGCAAGTGCTGCAATTGGGTTTATTACATTTATATTGGAAAATTACAATTCTGATTTTAAATCAAATATTAAACAAGGTATAACATTTTCAGTTGGATCACAAATGATGTCGTCATTTATGAATTAAATCGATCGATAATATATCTAAA